GGTGCCTCTGGCCTCGCAAACATGCTAGTGTACTGCATTAATATCATTCACATTTTTGGAAAATAAAAAAAGTTATCCACAGGTTTTTAACAAGAAAATGGCAGAAAAAGAGCTCTTAAGTACAACCCAATATGCAGAATATAAGGGCGTACACCATAAAACTATCAGTTACCACGCAATCAAAGGCAATCTGCCATTTATCAAAAAAAATGGGCAAAGGCTTTTCGACCCAGAGGTTGCCGACAAGGCTTGGGAAACCAATATCAAAAACAATTTGAATGAAAGCTCGGACGACGACGGGGCCGCGCCAACCGGTAAGGCAGCGCACGAAACTAGACTAAAAAAAGCGCAAGCCGACAAGGCTGAAATCGAACTAAAAAAACTCAAAGGCGAGTTACTCGATAAAAACGAGGTAAAAGACCAAATTACAACTTGCGTGCGTCAGGCTCGGGACGCATTCAGAGCCTTACCACAAAAGATAGCCCCCGAGCTCGCGGCAGAGGTTGACCCTTACAAGGTCGAAACCATGATGTTAACAGAAATCGACCAAGTTTTAGACGAGCTCGCAACCCTGGCTGACAAGTATGACTAGCCCCAAAGTTTGGTTTTGGCTGTCAATCAAAACAGACCAAAAGCTATCAGTTTCAACCTGGGCCGACGAGCATAGATTTTTATCAACCCATGCCTCGGCAGAGGCCGGCAAATACCGGAGCTCTCGCACGCCGTATATGATTGAGATAATGGAAACCCTGAGCCAAGATTGCCCAACAAAGAAAATCGTTTTTATGAAATCGGCTCAGGTTGGTGCCTCAGAAACGGGCAATAATTGGATTGGTTATATTATTGACTATGCCCCCGCACCAACAATGATTGTGCAGCCTACGGTTGATTTGGCGAAGAGGTTTACAAAGCAACGTCTTGACCCAATGATTGACGAGACGCCGAGACTTAGGGAAAAGGTTGCCGAGAGAAAAGACAAAGATTCAAGCAATACCCTTTCTCAAAAAGATTTTACTGGCGGCACCCTAATTATAACCGGCGCAAATAGCTCAAGCGGGTTGCGCTCGGCACCAATCAAAAACTTATTTCTAGACGAGGTTGACGCATATCCATTGGATTTGGACGGCGAGGGCTCGGCGATTGATTTGGCCATTGCGAGACAGAGGACATTTTCAAGACGCAAAACATTTCTAGCGTCAACCCCGACAATCGAGGGGCAAAGCGTAATAGCAAAAGAGTTTGAGGGCTCTGACAAAAGGTTTTGTTTGGTGCCCTGCCCAGAGTGTGGCGGTATGCAGAAATTGGAGTTTAAAAACCTAATTTGGCCTGAAAACGAGCCAGAAAAAGCAAAATATAAATGCGAGTTTTGCTCATATTTAATAGAAAACTGGCAGAAAACAGACATGATTAAGGCCTGTAAATGGCAAAAAACCCAAGAATCGGACGTTGCGGGTTTCTTTATAAACTCTCTTTACTCGCCGGTGGGTTGGTATTCATGGGGCGAATTGGCCTCTGATTTCGTAAAAGCCAAGAAAAAAGGCCAAGAAACTCTGAAAACTTTTGTTAACACTGTACTTGGTGAGACGTGGAAAGAAAAAACAGAGCGCCCCGATTGGCAAAGACTTTATGAAAGGCGCGAGAAATATAAAATTGGTACGGTGCCCGAGGGCGGTTTATTTTTAACGGCTGGCGTCGATATTCAAAAAGACAGAATTGAATGTGAAATTGTTGCTTGGGGCAGAAATAAAAACTCTTGGTCGGTTGACTATCGCGTTTTACTCGGTGATACAAGCCAAGAGGCCGTTTGGGTTGAGCTAGAAAAAATTGTACACGAGTTGTTTCCTATGGAAAATGAGCCTACAATGTCCTTACCGATCAAACTCATGTGCGTCGATTCTGGTTTCAACACTCAAGTTGTTTACAACTGGGCGCGCAAGTTTAGTAATACTAAAGTCATACCCGTTAAAGGCCGAGAGACTTTAGAAACCTTAGTTTCAAGGCCAATGAATGTTGATGTCACTGTCAGAGGCGATAAACCAATTAGAGGCCAAAAGGTTTGGCACGTTGGCGTTAACTTGATTAAGGCTGAATTGTACGGGTTTTTAAGATTGCCTCGCACCGAAGTCATTCCATACGGATATTGTTTTTTCCCTGAGTACGGCGAGGAATATTTCCGCATGTTGACGTCAGAGGTTGTTGTTGAAAAAATAATAAGAGGGTATAAAAGAATAGAATGGCAAAAAATCACTGAACGAAATGAGGCTCTCGATTGTCGCGTGTATGCGCGAGCGGCAGCTAGCATTTGCGGCATTGATCGGATGTCAGAGGAAAAACTAAAACAACTCGAATCGGAGCAAGTACCATGGGTAAAAGTGCCGGAAAACCAAAACCAATGCCAAAACCCAAAGCCCCAAAGCCAACCAAGCCAAGTTATAAAGAGGCGGCCTAGTAATTGGCTCTAAATAAGGTTTAATTTTGGCAACAACTTTTACATTGGCACAATATGAGGCGCTCACGGCAGCGATAGCCCAGGGTGTGCGTACCGTAAAATATACGGATAAAGAAATCACCTATCACTCTTTAAGCGAAATGCTCAATTTACGCAACCTAATGGCCCGCGAATTAGGCCTTTCGGCCAAAAATACCCGTGTTTTAGGCTCATTTTCTAAAGGTTTAAACTGCAATTCAACGGGGCGAAAATGACTTGGTTTGATAGTTTAATCGGTTTTTTCAGCCCAAAAGCGGCCTATACCCGCATAAAATACGACCGTTTAAACGCTGCAATCAAGAGCGAAACAAGAAAATTTGACGCTGCCGCCAATTCTAGGCGCACGGCTGGTTGGCAGGCAACGGGCACAAGTGCAAATACTGAAAACAAAGCGGCCTTGCATGTTTTAAGAAACCGCTCACGCGAGCTCGTAAGAAACAATCCCTATGCTCAACGCGGCATAAGAATCATTGGCTCAAATGTTGTTGGCAAAGGCATTCGCGCCAACATTAAAGATAAAGGCTTGCAAAAAGTTTGGGACGATTGGGCCAATTCAACCGATTGCGATATTGAGGGCCAACATACTTTTGCGGGAATGCAAAAGATTGTTATGGAAGCCGTCGCAGAATCGGGCGAGTGTTTCGTTAGAAAATTTGTACAGCCACAATCGGATGGCACTTTTCCGCTAAAACTCCAAGTTTTAGAATCCGATTTTCTAGCGACCTATCAAAGCTACAAAGCAAACAACGGCAATCCAATCATTCAAGGCATTGAAATAGACAAAGACACACAAAGGCGCATTGCCTATCACATGTTTAAAATGCACCCTGGAAACCAAGACAGTTTCAATATGACGGGCCAAGGTTTGCAGGTGATCAGAATACCCGCCGAGGAAATTTTGCACGTTTACCGGGCCGATCGCCCTGGGCAAATGCGCGGCATACCTTGGCTCACATCCGTTATGATGAGACTAAGAGACTTAGACGATTTCGAGGACGCACAATTAATGCGCCAGAAAATCGCTGCATGTTTTTCTGTCTTTGTTTATGACGGGCAAATGATCGACGACACACAAACAACTCAGACAGAACTCGGCTCAAATTTAGAGCCAGGCATTATTGAATTTTTGCCGCCTGGAAAAGATGTCAAGTTTGCCTCGCCACCTGGCGTTGAAGGTTATGACACTTACGTCAATGCAATGTTGCAATCAATCGCAACGGGCCTTGGGCTCTCTTTTGAATCGCTCTCAGGAAATTTGAGCCAAGTTAATTTTTCTAGTGCGCGTATGGGTTGGCTTGAGTTTGGCCGCAACATTGATCTTTGGCGAGCAACAATTTTGAACCCACAATTAAACGACGGCGTATTTTATTGGTTTCTGCAATTGGCTGGTGTGATGGGTGTCAGAGTTGTCGAAGATACACTTGTAACTTGGGTCCCCCCAAGACGCGAAATGATTGACCCGACAAGAGAGACTTCGGCAAAAATAGCTGCGATCCGTGGCGGGCTCCAAAGCCTTGACGATACCATACTTGAAATGGGCAAGGATCCTCAAGAGCACTATGAGCAAATTGCAAAAACCAATGAGACGCTTGATCAGTTGGGCTTGACACTTGACACCGACCCGCGCAAAATTACTGGCAGCGGAATCGAACAACCCAACAATAATACCCAACAACCAACATTAGGCACTCAAAGCCTAAATGAAAATAATGAGGACGTATGGCAGAGAAATTAGAAAACCAGGCAGAAAACCTGGGTGATAAAAAATCAATGCAAATTGAATCACTCACACGCCTTGCTCAATTTTCGCCAAGTACTTTTAATGCCGAAAAAAGGACGATTGACGTTGTTTTTACAACGGGCGCAAAAGTAAGGCGCTTTGATTGGTTTTCAGGCTCAAAATTCATTGAAGAATTGAGCGTAAAAGGCGCAAACCTTGAGCGTTTAAATAAAGGCGCAAGCGTTTTAAATAATCACGGCCAACAATCATTAAATGACGTTTTGGGTGTGGTTGAAAATGCTCGCATTCAAGGAAACGAGGGGCTCGCAACCATTCGTTTCTCAAATCGTCCCGAGGTACAATCAATTATAAAAGATATTCAAGACGGTATTATTAGAAATATTTCCGTTGGCTATCAAATTAATAAATTTGAAGAGCAAAAACCTTTAGAGGACGGCACGCGGCATTTTTTGGCGACCGATTGGACGCCTGCCGAAATAAGTTTTGTTACAGTACCCGCCGATTCTGGCGCACAGGTTCGTAATAGTGATCTTAAAAACCATTGTGAATTAATTTTTCGCAATCATAACGAGGAGAAAATTGTTATGGCAGTTGAGACAAAAGCGCCTGTTACACCGGCGCAACCAGAGGTTAAAATTGACTTGGACGCTGAAAAGCGCGGCGTTGAAACAGAGCGCAAGCGTGTACAAGAAATTAAATCGGCGTGCGCGGCAGTTGAATTGCGCGATTTCGCTGACGAGCTCATTGAAAAAGGTACGACAATTGATGAGGCTCGAAAACTCATTTTAGAAAAACTGGCAGTTAAACCAGAAACCCGTACAACAAATGCAAATGCAGTTGTTACCAGAGACGAGAATGATAGCCGCATGAAAGGCTATTTCGAGGCTTTGATGCACAGAGCCGATTCTGTACACAATAAACTAACAGACCTTGGCCGCGAATTTCGTGGCATGTCTCTTTGCGAAATGGTTCGCGATTGTTTAGAGGCCGGCGGCGTAAAAACCAGAGGCATGAACAACGAGAAACTTACTCGCACCATGTTTGATTTGAAAGTGAGAGACGGCGGCGGTGGGCTCCATTCCATTTCCGATTTCCCGTCACTCTTAGAAAATGTTTTAAACAAAGTTTTGCGCGACGCCTATATGGCAGCGCCAAAAGTATTTCAACCAATCACCCGCGAGGTAGAAATACCTGATTTCAAACAACGCTCAGTTGTTTCCTTTGGCGATGCGCCTGAATTGGAGCTAGTGCCGGAAGGCGGCCCAATCGTTTCCGGTACAGTGAGCGACACGGCTGAAAAATATCAACTAGAAACCTATGCGAAAATGGTTCGCGTTTCTAGAAAAGCACTTATAAATGACGACCTAAATGCATTTGTAAGATTGCCTCAATTGTTTGGTGTTAGAGCGGCTGAAAAAGAGAGCGACCTAGTTTGGGGCGTTATTTTGAGCAATGCGGCTTTGGCCGATAGTATTGCTTTGTTTCATGCAAGCCATTCAAACTTGCAATCGGGTGCTCTGTCCGATGCGAGCTCTTTGAGCCCACTACGCCAAGCAATGAGAAAACAAAAAGGCCTAAATGGTGCGCGTATCAACCTCACACCAACCTGGCTTTTTGTACCACCTGAGTTAGAAACAAAAGCGCAACAAATCATTGCGCCAATTTCCGCAACCCAGGTTTCAAACGTTAACCCGTTTGTAGGTTCAATCAAAATTGCAGTTGAGCCACGGTTGTCCGATAGCGTTTTCAACGCTGGCGCGTCAACAACGGCATATTTTTTAACTGCCGACATTCAACAATTAGACATTGTAGAATTGGCGAGACTATCAGGTGAGGTTGGACCGGTTATCGAAAGCGATTCGTTGTTTGACGTTGAGGGCATGAAAATTAAATGTCGTATCGACCTTGCGGCAAAAGCAATCGACTATCGCGGTTTACAAAAATCAACGGGCGTTTAATTAACAACAATTTTATAGAGGGTTAAAATATGAAAGGTTTCATGCACGATGACGATACACTTACCCTGACCGCGCCAAGCGGCGGGGTCACTTCTGGCGTTGGTTATATGATTGGCGGGCTATTTGTAGTCGCCCAATCAACGCATTTGGTCGGCGAAAAATTTGGCGCAATTTCTGAGGGCGTGGTTGAATTGCCAAAATCAACAACCGCAACCTCGCATGCCGAGGGCGATCATGTTTATTGGGACAACGTCAATAAACTGGTTAAACTGAGCGCAACCGGATATTTCCCGATTGGCGTTGCAGTTAAATCAACTGTAAATAGCGATACAGTTGTCAGAGTAAAACTTGACAACGTGTATGCGACAGCGGTGCCATAACGAATGTTTAAAGACCTAGTAAACAATTTGCTAGGTGTTGCCATTCCGACCTTTGGCGAGTATGTGGAATATCGCCCAAGGTCGGGCGGCAAACTAACTTTAATCGCGGTTTTCGATCAACCGGCTGACGACTTAAATACTGAGACGCAAGTTATCATGAATGTGACAAGGCCGAGGCTCGGTATTAGGTTAAAAGATTTGCCCAAGGCCGAGCCGGGCGACAAAGTTAGAATCAAAAATGAGCTCTTTGAAATTACAAATGTTGATGAGGACGGCCAAGGCGGTGCCTATCTTTATTTGTTGAGGCTAAGTTGAGTATTGAGCGCAAAGAAATCAGAAACAAGGTTGTTGAGATTTTAAAACGCTCAAAGATAGTTGACGTAAACGAAATCAGGGCAAATAGGTCGATAGTTTATGACCAAGAAAAATTGCCGTCAATTTCAGTTTATACAAGGAATGAATCAACTGAATCGGTTTTGTCGGATGCGCCAGTACAACTTAAACGAGTGATTGACCTACTTGTTGAGGTTTCAGTTTCGAGTGATAAAGACGACCTGGCGGCAGATAAATTAGATGACCTATGCCACAAAGTGGAAAACGCCTTAATGGCTGACGATTCATTAGGTGGTACATGTGATCGAATTAATTTGGCAAGGGTCGATTTTAGTTACGAAGGCGAGGGCACAAAGCATTTGCACCATACGGCAATCATGAACTGGCAAGTGTACTATGTCACTTATTTACCGCGTAATTTGTTTGACCAGAAAACAAGCGATTTTAACACCATTCATTCGGAAATTTCGCCGAATGGTGCGACAATAATGCCAACGGCAGATAGAACTAAACAAGAGTTTGATTTGCCAACATAAAGGAATTTTTTAAATGGACGAGCAATACGCAACACTAAAACCGGCGAGCGATGAGAAAATTGTTAGAAAAGAGGGCACGGGCGCACTTTTGGCAAAAGAGGGCGAGCGTGTTTTACTTACAAAATATTGGCGACGACGTTTAGCTGACGGCGACGTTGTAAAAGTTTCAAACGAAATTTCGGAGGACTAATAAATGACTATCAGTTTCAATTCAATCACTGACATTAGAGTGCCTTTCGTTGCCGTCGAGTTTGACAACTCAAAGGCGCAACAAGGCCCGGCTTTGCAAAAGTACACAAGTTTACTTTTGGGCCAACGTACTAGCGCCGGCTCGGCAGCGAGTTTGAGCATTAACCTTGTTTCAAGCGAGGCTCAAGCGCGTTTGCTCTTTGGTGCGGGCTCAATGCTCTATTGGATGGTAAAAAGCTATCTTGCAAATGATAAAGTAACCCCTCTTTATGTTGCTTGCATTGACGACAATGCGGCAGGTGTAAAAGCAATCTGGAAAATTGCAACCACTGGCTCGGCTACTGCCGACGGCACCCTTGCTCTTTATGTACACGGCGAGTATGTACCAGTTGCAATTACAAATGGTATGACCCAAGCGCAAATAGCAACCGCGATTGTTGCAGCGGTTAACGCAAACACTGATTTAATGTTTACGGCAGCGGTAAACGGCACCAACACAAACGAGGCCGATCTTACTTTTAGACATAAAGGTTTAACCGGAAACGAGGTTGATTTACGTTTCAACTATTACGATAGCGACAAATATCCGGCTGGCCCAACCTGGGCAGTTACTCAGCCAACCGCCGGCACGGCCAACCCAGCCGTTTCAACTTTACTCGATGCGCTGCCAGAAAATTCTTATAACGTCATAGCGCACCCTTGGACGGACGGCTCAAGCTTAACCGCGATTGAAACAGAGCTCTCAAATAGATGGGGGCCGCTTGTACAAGATGACGGTATGGCTATCGCGTTCAAGTTTGACACACTTTCAAACTTGGCGTCGCTTGGCAATGGGCGAAATAGCCCGTATTCATGCATTCATACAGGCGGAAAATCTGCCCCACAAACACCCTGGCAATGGGCGGCGGCAGAGGCGGCACAAATTTCTAAGAGTGCGCAAATTGACCCGGCTCGTCCATTTAAAACCCTTGCGCTAAGCGGTATTTTAGCGCCAAAAATAACAGACTTGTTTGTTTTGTCTGAGCGCAACACTTTACTTTATGACGGCATTGGTACTTGCAATGTTGTTTCAACGGCAGTACAGATTGAGCGCCCAATTACAACCTACAAAACAAATGCGGCGAACCAAGCCGATGCAAGTTACTTGGACATGAATACACTTTTCACTCTGAGTTACATGCGGTATGCGTTTAAGGCGCGCATGTTACTCCGTTTCCCGCGCTCTAAACTCGCAAATGACGGCACCCGTTTTGCGCCAGGCCAAGCAATCGTAACTCCGAGCTCTGCAAAAGCAGAGGCTATTTCTCTCGCGAGAGAGTGGGAGTTTAACGGTTTAATGGAGGACGTCGATCAATTTAAAAGAGACTTGATTGTTGAGCGGAATGCGAGCAATCCAAACCGCTTGGATTTCATGTTACCGCCTAATTTAATCAATCAATTGTTAAACACAGCCGCTCAAATACAATTTTTATTATAAGAGGGTAAATAAATGGCTCAGAAAAGAATTGGTGGAATCATATTTTTAAAGGTTGGTTCAACCCAGCTTGACGCAAAAGGCGAGTTTACTTACAACCTGGGCAGAGCAAAGAAAACCCAGGTTATTGGCTCGGACGGCGTGCACGGTTGGAAAGTAGAACCACAAGTGCCAATGATCGAGGGAAAAATTACAGACAATAAGTCTCTCAATATGGCCCTTGTAAGAGACTTAGAGGACGTAACCGTGACATTGCAGCTAGCGAATGGGAAAACCATTCAATTAAACGAGGCCGTTGAGGCATCGGACGGCAATGTAACTACGGCAGAGGGCGAGGCTGTAATTAAGTTTGAGGGCACAAGCGCCGAGGAAATCACCGCATGACTTCCACGCCTCAAGCAAAAGTCATTACGCTTAAATATCCGGTTAAATTTACGGCAGAGGGTGCCGAGCCAAGGCTTATTGAAAAAATCACCCTCTCGCCGATACAGGGCAAACATTTAAAAGGTATTGCCATGGGGAAAATAACCTATGACGATTTGCTTTTGCTTGCCGGCAGAATTGCCGATCAATCGACGGCAGTTTTGTCTGAGCTCTATGTTGAGGACGTTTTAAAGGTTGTTGAGGCGGTGAGCGATTTTTTAGCGCCTGGCCAATCAATTGGCCAATAGGGTTTGGTGTGCTAGCTAAACACTTTCACATTCAACCCTCTGAGCTCTGGGAGTTTACAAGTTACGATTTTCAATTTTGGTTAGACTTGATTAATCATGAGTAAAAAATGGCTGAAAATTTCCCTATCGAACTACATCTTAAGGCTCTTGATGACAAGCTAACCTCTACGCTTGAAAAAGTTTCCAAGGCATTTGAGAAACTAGAGGAAAACTCCAAAAAAACTAAAGAGGCAATGTCAGGGTTTCAAAAGGCCGCTGCCATTGGCTCATTTGTCGGTACTACTGCCGCCAATGTATTAGGCAAAGGCATTTCTTTTGCCGGTCAGGTTGTCGAAAAGGTTGCAGAGCACGCAAAAGAGGCGGTGATAAAATTTGTTGATTTTCAAAGTCACCTAAATGAGTTTGGTCGCACGGCCCAAATACAGGGAAAAGGCCTAGAGCACTTAGGCGAAAAGTTTATAAAACTATCTCACCGCATACCTGTAACAGCCGACGCCTTGCTTGATATTGGCACCAATGCCGCAAAGATACTTGACCCTGAGCAACGTACAGAAAAAAATATTTTCAACTTAACTGAAACCTTTGCCCGACTTTCAAAAGTCTCTGACATAAAAGAGCCCGAGGGGCTTTTGAAAATCGGTCAATTTGTTGAGGGCATTCAGGACGGATACAAAACCATTCCAAATGTTGCCAATGCCCTTTTAGAATTGGCGCACCATTCAAAGGCGAGTGCCGGAAATATCCTTGATTTCGCAAATGAGTTAAAAGGCATTAAACGCTTTGGCGGTATCACACAAGAAAACTTGCTCGGCCTTGCCGCTGGTTTCTCTGATATTGGAATCGAGGCCGGCTCTGGCGGCACAGCTATCACAAGAGCCTTTATTGAAATCGAGGACGCAATACAAAAAGGCGGCAATAAATTTGAATTGCTCCAAGGTGTCACAAAACAAACAGGAAAAGACTTAAAAGAAAATTTCAAAAAAGACTCGGTTGGCGTTTTCAAAACCTTTATTGAGGGCTTAAGAGACGTCAAAGAGGAAAAATTAACCGCGTTTTTAGATGAGTTTAATTTGGGCGGTATGCGCCTTGAAAAAATCATTCCCGCAATGGTTAATCACGGCGATAAACTCACGCAACAAATCAAACGCTCAAACTTGGCTTTTAAAGAGCAAAAGACTTTAGTGAATGATACCAAATTTGATAGCCTTGGCGCAAAACTGCAAATGGCTAAAAACCGTTTAGCTGGACATGAAATCGAGCTCGGCATGAAACTTGGGCCTAATGCGCTTAAGGTTGTTGATATTTTCAATACCCTATTTGATACTTTCACAAAAGGCGGGGGCGTTGAAAAGGCAGCGGGCGGAGCTCTTGAGGTTATTGGAAACTTACTAGAAAAATTTCAAAAAGGCCTTGGCGCAAAAAACACTCAAGAATCAATCGCAACGTTTATAAAATTATTAACAGACTTTGGAAAAATTGCGGGCGACGTATTTGGTAAGGCTCTTGAGGCAACCAAAAAACTTGTCGATCAAATCACCGATTTTACGACGGGCGACAAGCGCAAAATTTTCGAGGGCATGTTTAATATGATAACCGGCGCCGAGCTAGGAAATGAGACTAGCGTGCCGATGACCGACAAACAAAAAGAGCTAGACAAAACTCTTGACCGTTTAAACGACGCAAAGAAAAGGCTTGAGCAATTTCAAAAACAGCCAACCCTTTTCGGCCCGCAAATAGAAACAGAGAAACAGCTTATTAATCGCTATCAAAAAACAATCGACGATTTAAGCAGCGGCAAAAGTGCTCAAAATAGCTCGCAAGAAATAATTTTGCGTTTCGAGGGCGACGTGCCGGGAAATATCACGGCATACAAAGGAAAATCAAACGGCGACAATATTAGTCTCATGCTCCAGCGTGGGGCGCAAGGTATGGCAATCGTATGAGTGATGTTTGGAAATTAAGGCTTTTACCCGCGAGTTTTCGCGGTATTCCTTTTTATGTTGATAAACATGAGTTTGCGACGGGTCGCCAAAACGTCCAACATGAGCCGCCCGACAGAGATTCTGTTTTTGCAGAGGACATGGGGAAAAAGACCGACGGTTACACCCTAGAGGGGCATATACTAGGCGACGGGTATTTCCTGATTAGAGACGCCCTGATTAGGGCTATGACCGATAAAGGCTCGGGCGTTTTAATACACCCGTACCTTGGTGTTAAAGAAGTACAGCCGGGCGAGTTTACTTTAAGAGAGGAAACGGCAGAGGGCAGAATGTGCCGTTTTACTCTGCAATTTTTTGAGGCCGGCGACCCCTCGGCACCAATTGCGTTCATAGACAAAATAACAACTTTTTTGAGCTCTGTTTCTGAGGCCGTTGCCTTTGTTAAAAATGCTTTTCAATTGGCTTTTAGCCTTACCGCGTTGCCGGCCTGGGTTGTTGCCACACAAAAAGCAATTTTAACTGAGACAAATGACGCAATCACAAAAGGTAAAAATGCAGTTAGGGCCAATCATGACACCCTTGCAAAACTTACCGCCGGTCAAAACGCAATGGCTAAAAATGCCGACAATCTTTTAAATAGCCCGGCAAGCCTAGCTGAAACTTTGGATCAGCTTGTTGTACTTATGAGAGACTTGCCCGACGATACAACCCAAACAAAGAAAAACAATGACGGCTCGGTTGTTTCCGACGAGAGGACAACCGTTGATATTACAAGCGGGCGCGATGACAAGCTTGACGGTTTCACATCTTTGGTTACTTTTGAGAGCCCAACCAAAGGCAAACTTAAAACCGCACCAACGACAGACACAAGACAGGCTGAATTGGACAATGCAAACGCACTTGAAACACTTTTTAAGACACTGAGTGTTTTAAGGTTGGCAGAAAACACAGTAATTAAAACCTATACAAATACAACCGACGCCGTTAAACAAAGAGAGGTTGTGATCTCTTACATTGATAGTCAGTTAGAAACCTCTGCAATCGACGACAACGTATTTCAAAAGCTAGTCGATGTTAAATCAAAAATAGCAAAAGCAGTACCGGGCTCAAATTTGGCTAGTATCCAAAGCCTTTCAATAACCGATACAACCAACACTTTGCTTTTGGCCTATGACCTTTATCAAGACCTTTCAAAAGAGTTAGATATTATTGAGCGCAATAGCGTCGAAAACCCAATGTTTATTGGCGGGACAATCGAGGTTTTGAGTGCCTAGTTTAATCCAAAGAGCTCAAAGCGCACTTACGCCCGACCCGGATAAAATTACGGTGAGGGTTGGCGAGCAATATTACGATAGCTTTGAATCAATCAATATCACTCATGACCTAAACTCTTTGGCTCAAAGTTTCTCGCTATCATTTTTAGATAAATGGCGCGAATCAAAAACCGATTGGGTTTTTGTGCCGGGTGTTGAAATTGCTATTTCCATAGGCTCAAACAAAATTCTAAATGGTTTTGTTGATAGGGTTGAAACCTCTGTTTCAAAATCAGACCGCACTTTGCAGATAACCGGGCGCTCAAGAGCCGGCATACTTGTAAACGTTTCGGCTGGCACGGGCACAAGCCAAGCCAAATTAAATAATGTCTCGGTAAAAGAAATCATAGACAACTTTTGTCTAAATGATCATGGCATTGTTACGGCGATTGACGAGGGCGTTGACCAAGGTGACAAATACAAAGAGTTTGTTGTTAGGCCAGGGGAAAGTATTTGGGAAACTATTTCGAGAGCCGCAAAAGACAGAGGGCTTTTGATCATTTCAGACACAAACGGCAATTTGATTTTAACAAACAGAGCCAGAGAGAAAATTGACCTATCAAAATTATTGGTTGAGAGTTTTGATTTTACAACAACCATAACAAATTTAGACCAATCGCAAGAATCGCTTGTGCAAGGTGAGAACATTTTAGAGGCCAAAGCCGTTTATGATAATACCGAGCGTTTTGGCTCATACATTGTACGCTCGCAATTGCCGCCAAATGATTATTTTAAGGGCGTTGATGCAACCCAAATCGAGGCGACAACTGGCGACGCCGGGGTTGACGCTAGCAAGGTTTTGCTTTTGATTTCTGACAATGCAAATGACGTTGCCTCTTGTCAAAAGCGTGTAAACTGGGAGGCCTCTGTTAGAGCGGCAAAATCTTTTCAAGTTGAAATAACCGTTTTGGGTTGGCTAAAAAGCGATACCAGGCCTTGGGCGGTTAACGAAATGGTAAATGTTGAGGCTGGTTTTTTAGGGCTAGCTGGCGGCCAACAGCTTTTGATTCACTCGGTTAATTTTAGCCAAGACCGGTCAAAAGGCACGGTAACAAGTTTGGGACTAACCAGGGCCGACGCATTCATACCAGACCCCGACGTTAAAGAAACTCACCAATTAACTTGGGCTGACGCTAAAAAAGATACTGGCGTTTTACAAAGCGTAAAAGAAACCAATGATAGCCTTACAGGCAAAACGGTTATTAAGGGGGCTTTGTGATTGACGCCTTTAATAAACTTGTTGCCCCTCTGAAAAATAGAATCATGCTCATGATTTCAAGAGGCGTTTTAGAATCGTCGGACGATTCAACCGGTGTGCAAACCATTCAAGCGAGTTTACTTAAGGGCGAGGTTAATGAAAATATCGCCAGAATGCAAAACTATGGTTTCACGTCAAGGCCGATTTCAGGGGCCGAGGCTTTGGTTTTATTTCCCTCTGGAAACAGAGAGCATGGTATTGCCGTAGTTGTTGACGATAGGACATACAGACTTAAAGGATTGGCAGAGGGCGAGGTTGCACTTTATGACGACCAAGGGCAAATTGTACATATTAAACGCGACAGAATTTTAATTCAGACAAGTAAAAAAATTGTTTTAGACGGCCCAAACATTGAGCTAGGCAGTACGGCCCTTGAAAAAGTTTTGAAAGGCGAAACGTTTCAAAGTTTTTTCAATAGCCATACGCACACCGGAAATTTAGGCGCGCCTACTGGGCCGCCAAATAGCCCAAGTGTACCGGCTCATTTAAGTACAGTTGTTAAGGCGGGGTAAAATGGCATTAAGTGCGGCAACAATTCAGACAACAATAAAAGCCCAGCTTGACGCCCAGTATGGCGCACCGGCTGACGCGGCAGCTTTGGCTCAACAAACTAAGTTTTGTACGGCCCTAGCCAATGCAATTTTTACTGTACTAACAACCCAAACAACCGTGAGCGTAACAAGTGTTTCCGGTGTAACAACTGGCGGCGGTGTTTCTGGGCCTGGCGTGGGGGTTTTAACTTGACCGATATTGCAGTAAGTTTAATCAACAATATGTTTCAACTTGAAATAGCAAACGGCGATTTGGTTGGTGACGACGGCCTTGAGACGGCTGTTTTAATCAGCCTTTTTTCGGATAAAAGGGTTTCAGTTAATGAAATACCCGATCAAACAACCGACCGCCGAGGTTATTGGGGCGACCTAATAGCCGACGTTTCTGGCGACGTTTGGGGGTCAAAACTTTGGATTTATGACCGTAGCAAATTAAACAACCCCGTTGTCGCCCAAATTGAAATAGCTGTAAAAGATGCATTAAAATGGCTAGTTGACGATAAAATAGCAAAGACGATTGACGTTGAGGCGGCTAGGGCCGACAATAATTTTGTTTATTTCACTGTAAAAATTACAAAGCCAACCGATTCAGGGGCAAACATTTATGGTTTCCTTTGGGACGGCCAAGAGTTAAAGAGGGCTTAAAATGGCATTTTCTAGACCGACACTGACAGAAATAGAGGCGAGGGTACAAGGTGATTTTCGCTCAGAGCTCCAAATTACGGCAATCATACGCCGAAGTTTCCTATCTGCCATTTCCAAAGCAATTGCCGGGGCGGCGCATTTACTTCATGGCCATTTAAAAGAAATTTCTAAACAAGCCTTTCCCGATCAGGCGACCGGTGTTTTTCTGAAACGTTGGGGCTCTATTTACGGCGTACCGGCAAAGGCCGCAACCTATACTCAATTAACAATTTCTGGCAGCGGCACAAACGGCTCAAACATTCCTTTAGGCACAATTTTTAAAATTGATTCTGGAGAAACCTATACAACCGATGCGGCTGTTACAATTTCAGGCGGTGTTTACTCGGTACAAATCACGGCTGTAAATGCCGGCAGTCAAACCAACCTATCAAATGGCAACACGGTTAAACTGCAATCGCCAATTTCCGGGGTCAATACATCGGCCACAGTATCGGCAACGGTAACAGAGGGCGAGGACGCCGAGACAGAGGCAAGCCAACAATCAAGAATTGTGCAACGCATTCAAGAGCCGCCGGCTGGCGGGAAAGTATCGGACTATATTGCTTGGGCAACGTCCGTTGCGGCAGTGACCAGGGCTTTTGTTTTTCCGACAAATCGCGGCCCAGGTACGGTTGACGTTTCTTTTGTTTTGGACAATAACAGCCCAATCATTCCAATACCCGCAAAGGTTGCCGAGGTACAGGCATACATAAACACACAAAAACCCGTTGCGGCTGACGTCATAGTTTTTGCGCCTATTAGTTACGCGGTTAATTTTTCAATCGCATTAAAACCAAATAGCGCGGCAGTACAGGCGGCTGTTACGTCAGAGTTAAAAGATTTATTTACAAGAGAGGCCAACGTTGCCAATGCAATTGACCCCGACAACGTTGCAACCAATGGACGTCTTGACGGTAAAATTTTACTATCAAGAATCAACGAGGCAATTTCAATTGCAACCGGTGAAACAGACCATAGGGTTTTATCGCCTGTTACAGATATACAGCCGTCAAGCGGAGCAATTGCTTTGCTTGGCACGATAACATTTACAACGTTGGCATAAAATGACGACAACGCTAGAAAAAGTTAGTCAAGCCCTAAAGAAATTACTGCCCCCTGGGCGTCTTTGGCGAGACGTTTCGGAGAAAAACTCGGACGTTTTTGACGCAATGGCTGGCGAGTTTACTCGCGTAATTGACCGGGGCGACAGTTTGCTTGTTGAGTTTGACCCATTAACCTCTAACGAATTGCTCACCGATTGGGAAACCTTACTTGGTTTGCCCGACGAGTGCCGAGGGCTTAACCCTCTTGTGAGCGATAGGCAAATTGATGCACGTCATAAACTATCTGACCAGGGCGGGGCGTCGGCAGATTTCTTTGAAAACCTGGCGGCTGAATTGGGTTTCCCCAATACGGTTGTTATAGATATTTTACCGTTTAATGTTGGGCGATCGACAGTAGGGCAGAAACTAACAAACTATAAATCATTTGCTTTTGTCGTTGGGGGAAATTATCCAACAACAACAAATTTCACGGTCGGCAAGCCTTTAGTTGAGTACGGTTGGCAATTTTACTTTGAAGTAAATTTGCTAGCGACCCAAGTTACTCATTTTCAAGTTGGTATTAATACGGTTGGTCAAAAGTTAGTTCTTTTTTCCAACCCAGTTTTAGAGTGTACTATTAAGAAATTAAAACATGCTCACACGTCGGTTTGGTTTACGTTTAGGGCACCATGACATTTAAACTTTTAAAACTTAATACAAAAAATAATGACGTCTATACGATTGTTGATTCTGACGATTTTGACAAGTTGAGCCAGACCAAATGGTATTTGGGGGCGATCGAAAAAAATAGCGATGGCTCTGCAAAAATGTCAAGAAGTTATGCGATTAATTCAAAGCACCCGGCTAGGTCAATTCACAGATTTGTTTTAGGCCTTAAAAAAGGCGACAAAGGCATTGTTGATCATATTAATCATGATACATTAGACAATCGAAAATCAAATTTAAGATTAGTGAGCAATTCCTTTAATGGCGCCAACCGTTTTGTCAGTAAGAATAATAAACACGGCCTTAAGGGTGTTCATTTTTACAATAGAGAAAAAGATGGGCGCAAAAGCGGTTATAAGTCAGTGATTAGAGTTAATGGCAAAAGAATATTTTTAGGTATGTTTGATTGTAAATATGAGGCGGCAAAAGCCTACGATAAAGCGGCAACGTTTTATTTTGGCCAGCATGCCCTTTTAAATTTTTGAAAGGAAATAAATAAATGTTACGAACAACGGCACCTGGAAACCAATCGGGACTCTATAGCGAGGGAAACCCTAGCCTATCTATTCCCGCAACAACCGTTTCGGCGCAAGCCATGAATGATTTGCAAGAAGAATTGGTGGGCCTTATTTTAGGCTCTGGCCAATCATTGCTAGCAACACAAAATCAAGTATTGCTCGCAGTACAAGCACTAATTGCAAACGGCGGTACGGCAACTGCAACCTCATTTGCAATAACAAACAATCAAGGAACTTTCGCCAATGTTACTGGCCTTGTGTTTGACAAGACCGTTTATAAGGCGGCAAGAATTTATTATGATATTCTGAGAAAAACCGATAGCTCAAATGTGAATGAATCGGGCGAGATTTATGTTTCATACAATACTCAAACGACAACCTGGCTCATTGCAGTTGTCTCAAATTTTGATGACGCTGGTATGACGTGGAACATAGATAGCAACGGCCAGGTACAATATAAAAGCACCAACATTGCCGGGACAACATACGTTGGTACTATGCGCTTTAGTCACATTCGACGTTTAACATTATAATTATAAGGAAATAATGAAATGAAAAAGTACCAAAAGATTTTAGCTTATTTACTCGGGGTTTTGACATTTACCGTCATTGCATGGAAAACTACAGAAAACATTTTGCAAATTGGTGACGGTTCAAACGCAACCAATAAACAAATTGTTTTCAATACAACTGGAGTCAATGCGACAAACCCAAAGATTTTTGCCAATGTTACGAGCGGCAAAATTCAATTTACCCATGACGGTACAAACACTTTTGACCTTGGCTCTGGCTCTGGCGGGGGTTCTGGCATTGAACTAAATACCAACCCAGGCTTTGAATCGGGTACAACTGGTTACACGGCTAGCGGGGGCGCTTTTACCGCAACAACAACCGCGTCAAAAGTAGGGCGCGAGGGTCAGTCGGGCTCATTTGATGCGTCGGCCTCGGCTCAAACACTTTCACAAAACCTAGTAACCGTACCACACGAGTTAGAGGGTAAGGCTTGTTTGGTTGAGGGTTTTTATCGTTATGATACTGGCATCGGCTCAAATGCAAATGGTGACTACAAACTTTATGTTAAAGACGGCTCGGCAAACAAAATTCTAGCCGATCAATCTTTAAACTTAACACCCGCTGGCTCATACGTTAAATTTTCTTTTGGCTTTGTTTGCCCAACCGGACAAGTACAACTTGTTTTTGAAAGTACAGCTGCAACGGCCGGCGAAATTTTACTTGATGACTTACATGTTGGCAGTGATTCAAGGCGCGGTGTTTTGGGCGATCAGGGTACATTAATGGCTAACATTAATACCTTTTGTACTGGAAACTGGTCGTCAAATACTGCCACAGGTTCTTTTGTTGCTTTTGGTACGGCGGCTGGCTGTACATCGGCAACCGATATAACAACAAATTTACAGGGTGGAGCAATTTCAAGCCCAAGCGGTACAGCCGCGCCAGTTTATACAGTGACAAACTTACCCGTTGGGCGCTATCGTGTGGCATTTACAATGCCGCTTGTATGCTCTGGAAACGCAACAACAACCGTTGGTATTACTGATAGCACATGCTCAAATACAAATGTTGCAAACTCACCGACAGGCATGATTTGCGGCAGTGGTAACGAAGACTATTCTTTTACTTTTTACAGAGACTTTGAATATACATCGGCGCAAGCAAGCTTAACTTTCCAACCATGTACATTAATGTCCTCTGGAAATACAGTTGTCACTTTAGGAAATAGCACACGGCAAGCGCATGTTGAAATAACACGTTTCCCCTCAAAATCACCCTCTGATACCGTCACTCTTGAGACGACTGGTTTTTATGTTGATGCGAATATTGGCGGCGCAAATCCGGCATTAGGATCTACTTCAATAAATGATTACGGCCTAACAACGGCAGAAATAACCGACGCCGGTTTGGATATTGTAAAAAATGGCAACACGGCAAATGTTGCGATTGCGTGTGACGGTGGAAATGATAACACAATTGGGACGCTTACTTGTCCTGTAGGAAATGAGGTTTTGGGTTTTCATGTTAACTTGCCATATGCAGGGCGGTTTGAGGTTTGTTTTGATTTCTCGCATTCTTTTAATGGCAATACAAACACGGTTGAGGATATTTTTGAGGTTATCGAAACGGCTAACAACGCCACGGCGATAGTAAAAGAGGGCGGCAGTAGGGTTTCGTCCGGGGTATCTTTGGTGTCTGCATTAAATGATTCAATAGAGCATCCTTTGCATGTTTGCGGTCAATTCGATGAGACAACCACAGGGAAACATACTTTCAGATTAAAAAGAGAGCAATTCACAACCGGCGCTTTAAGTTCAAATATAATTTTAGCTGATAGAAATGGCACCGAGGGTCAACGTGACGTCCATATAACCATGTATCCGATGACCCAACAATTTCCCCAAGCCATAGCCCTAACAGACATCGACCCAACCAAAATTGCTAGTGCGGCAGCGGCTACTAAGATGGGGTTGAAAACCTATCTATGTACAACTGCGGCATGCAACAACGTAGGCGATGCGGCAATTGGAACGATAACCGGCCCCGCTGGTTTTGCGCTTCAAAGGTCTGCCCTGACGCCTTATCAAAAGTTTGATGGGTCATGGTGGATAAAAGTAATGAATAAATACACCATAACCTCTGGAACTACGGCAGATATAACGATACCTGGGATTTCAGCGCAGACAGATCAGGCGTGTTCTGGAGTGAACCTGTCAGTGTCGACGGGAACCGCTGGCGCTACAATTCAAACGACAAGCGGAACTATCGTAAACAGGGCGACAACGGCAGGGACAAACTTTAGTTCTTATTGTGACGTCGAATTAGCATCAAAACCAACTTGGGCAAACTGAAAGGATTTTCATGTATTTTGTAGTTAATAAAATCAATCATTCTATGCATCCTACTGCCAACAATCATATTTCAGTTGGCAGTGACGATGTAATTTTAGAAGTCCCCAACGGCATAGCGCCAGGAAATTGCAAGGTGCAAGACGATAACGGCACATTGTCGCTAGTTGACATGGGTCAAAACCCAGGCAAAGAAACCCAAAACTCTAACCCTTTTTGGGTCAATCTAAGGGCCGAGCGTGATGCTAAATTGTCTGAATGTGATTGGACACAACTCGCCGATGCGCCTTTAAATGACAATCAAAAAGCTAGTTGGGCAAGCTATCGTGCGGCACTTAGAAACGTGCCGGCGACATGTACGGGCGGCGACCCAGAGGCCCCGGTTTGGCCGGTGCGCTCATGACAATAATTCGCCGATTACTTTGGTGGTCGGTTGCGGTTGGGTTAATAGCCCAGCCAGCTTGCTCGTCGCTCAAAAAAGACAACATTGAAAGGCAACCTATTACGCCGGGGGGCTTTACAGAGGAAAAGGCAAAGGCCTATTATTTTGGTGTGCAAGGTCAACTCGATGAGTTTGGCCTTGTGCGCTTAGGCGATTCAATCGGCGATTCAACTCTTTTCAGTTGTTTGCTCAGAGCGGCCAAAGGAACGACATTTGACCCTGAAATTTTATCGGACAATGGCCGACCGTTAAGGCACGCACTTTTAAAATCAAACAAAAAAGAGTTTGAAAAACTAGCTTGCACCCTGCCGCCCATGCCAGGGAAATCGGCTTGCACGCCTACGTCAAAAGACATGGTTGAGGGCTGGCTTTGGTGTTTGCATACCTATGAGGACAAAGAAAAAGCACTCTCTTTGATTTCAAAAACCATTCAATATGGCAGAGCTCACAAGGGCGCTCTTGGCACTTGGATGTTTTGCACAGATGAGGAAATAAAAGATTGGTCGATTAACCTCTCAGACCAAGCGGGGCGTTGTACCATTTCTTTATCGCTCATAAAAGATGTTTACAGGCTAGCCAGAAAACTTGGGTACCCTTGCGATTCTGAGTGCAAAACCGCAATGGAAATTGGCCCAAACATTCCCGCGAACCTAACGGGTTTTGAGAGACATTTGGCAGTACTAGCAACGGTCAGAAACGGCCAAATTGAGGGCGCTATAAATGACAACTCTTTAAAGATTGTTTTGGAAAATGCGGCCAAAGAAAACCCAAGGAATGCTCTTTATCAAGCGGCCTATCATTTGTTTTTAGACGGCGATCAAAGAGACGCCGAGGCGCGTTTAAACGATGAGACACTTTTCCCGAGTGATCATTTGCCGACAGTAAAAAACTATTGCTCGCCCTATCTATTTGAGCGTGATGAGAGCTCAAAGGGCGATTGGTTTCCTTGTGAGGCTCAGGAAAATAACCGGGGAAAGGGTATTGAATGGCTCTTTTCACATTATTTAATAGGGTCAAATCGTGATTGATTTGGGACATGTGACAGAGGTTTTGGGCACCATTTGCGTTGGTGTGATTGCATTTTTTTTAAAACGCACTTTTAAAAGCCTTGATCATTTGACCGAGGCCGTTGACGGGTTAAAAATAAACATGGCTGAAATCAACGGGAAAATTTCCGGGCATGTTGACTTACAGAAAAATGTAATGAAACATGAAAGGGAAATAATCATTATTGATTCTAAAACAAAGGCGGCTCACAAGCGCCTTGACGATTTAATAGCTAGCAAACATTGAAAGGAATTTCATGCAAGATTTACACGCGATAAAAGACGTTAAAGATTTTTTGGTTTTAGCTTTGAAACAAGTTTCGGCAGCTAAAAAAGACGACGGCAAAATTTCAACTATGGAAGCCATGCAAATGCTTTTTACTGACTTGCCAAAAGGCCTCTCTCTTTTGTCTGAGGTAAAAGATTTCGAGGCCGAGGTAAAAGGCCTATCTTTAGAGGATGCTCAGGCAATGGCCGCAATGGCCGTAGAAATCATGCAAGCCGTTTCTGAAATGTTTAAACCATGAATGTTTTAGCTTGGCTATCTGCATTTTCGGCTGGGCTATCATTTGCAAAAGAATTTTTTAAATATTTAAACGCCAGGCAAGAAACTCACAAAGAGGCCGTTGGCAAAATGCGGGAAATGAAAACCGCTCTAAAAAAAGGTGATATAAATGAAGTGCAAAAACTTTTTAAAGATACTGGGCTTTTCTCTGACACTAATGACAGCGTGCCAATGTCAGACAAAACCAATGCCCCCTAAAGTGTTTGCTATTTTGGACGGCAAACTTGTTAACGGCGATGAGCATGTTTCATGTGAAACAACCGAGGCGCAAAACAACTACGTTTGTTTGCCAAAGGCTCACATGGAAAATATGTATGACGCCTGTCTTAATGCAAAGCCTTGGTATCAGTTTTGGTAAAATTGCCTTACGGCTTAATCAAACAGGCCGCCGATACTTTTGGTATTGACCCCGATTTACTCGGTGCGATTTGCATTGTTGAATCACAAGGCAACACTTGGCTCATTAGGTATGAGCCTAAATGGTCGGCTTTTTTAAATCCGGCTCATTGGGCGAAACTAATAACATTGGACACCGAGAAAATTTGTCAAATGATTAGTTGGGGGCTCTGTCAGGTGATAGGCGCTAGGGCCAGAGAGTTGGGCCATGAGGGGCTTTTAACCGAGCTCTTAAGGCCTGACACGGGCTTGTATTATGGGGCCAAAAACCTCTCTCTTTTGCTCAAAAAACACGGCATACCAGGGGCGATTGCGGCATATAACGCGGGCTCGCCAAGAATAGCCGCCAATGGTAAGTTTATAAATCAAGACTACGTTGACAAAGTTATGAGCGCCTGGGACGAGATTAAAAGCGAGAAAAAAGGTGTTTCTTAAATGGCCGCAATTTCCAGAAAACTCGCACAAACATTTGAGCGAGAAACTTATACCATAGGCCCAGGCCAGACAGTAAACTTGGACACTGTTTTGTATTCCGCACTAACAAGCAAAAAATATATAATCGACATAAGTATTGCGGCTCAAAACAGGTTCAAAGCGTTTGAAATGTTGGTTTCCAAAAAAGGCACCGACGTAACAGATAGTATTTTTGCAAAGTTAGGCGACCAAGTAAATGTTTCGGTTAATTTCTCAAAGATTTCGACCGATGCGATACTGGCCGCAACTAATAATGAGGCGGTTTCAGTAGTCTTAAACATACTTAAAATTTAGAGGTATTTATGTCTCGCGACAATTTTCTGATTGAAAAAGGCCTAAGAATTACGGCCCAAGACGACAACACGGTTTTTGTCGATCATTTGTTTGGCTCGGCAACCCCGGGCTCGGCAGCGCAAGAGGACAACGCTAGCCAAGGGTCTATTTATTTAAAAACCTCGGACGGTACAATTTGGAGAAAATTTGCAGCCGGCTCTGGTACCGGCGTTTGGGAAAAAGTCCCAACCTATGCCGACCTTGTTTCGATTGGTTGGCGCGCTGCAAAAGCGGCAACCGGACAAGCGGCCCCAACATTTCCGCAAACTAGAAACCTTACAACAACCCCTTTCACTGACGATGACGGCACAACCTTGGCCGCAACCGATTTTATTGTCGGTGATTTGATTTTATACGGCGTTGGCGGTACGGCAGTTTTGGGCCAAGTTACTAACGTTTCAAGCCCCTCAATCACAATCGACGTGCCAACGATAGCTTTGGCAACCGGTCAAAATTTCGTTGTCGTAAATTACTTGCCTGACGTCGGCAACGCACAAGAGCAACAAGCCTTAGTAAACTATAACGGCTCGGCATTCATTAAACTTGGCGATATAAATTGGAACTACGCCGACGGCATAACCTTGAATGGTTACACGCCAACAACCGGCCCCATAACCGGCTCAGACACGGTACAGGTTGCAATCAACAAACTTGGCGGTGATGAAAATAGTTTAATCACACTTTCTGGTATGGCACGCGGCTCATTAAATAATGGCACTTTCACGGGCTCAACCATTCCCGACAACCAAACAACCAAACAGGCATTGCAAGCCCTGGAAACTGAGTTAGAGGGCCGCGCCCAGGTTACGGGCATAACAACAATTCAAACCGTTGACAGCGTTTTTGTGGATGATTTGCCAGTTGGTGCGAAGGCGGTTAAATGGTTGGTTCAAGCCTTTGAAGAGGCAGCGCCGGCCAACATTCAGGCGGTTGAAATCTTTGCGATTCATAACGGTACGGCTAGCGCCGATGCAACCTCGGTTGACGACACTATTTTTGCCAAATTAAAACTTGGCTCAAATTTCAACCTTGCCTTTACGATTGATTTAAACGGTACTGGCGCGGCGCAAGTTATGCGTTTACGCGCATCGTCAACAAGTGCCGGTGTAACTGTTACGGCAAAAAGATTGAAGGTATTTTAATTGAGTTTTGATCAGAAACTAGCTTTTGAATCAGATAGCGGCCTCATTGTTAGTGGGGCCGCTGGTTTCTTTTCTGGCAGCGGCACGCCTTTGGGCTCTGCCGCGCCAGTTGGTTCAACTTATAGGGACACGGCCAGCGGTTATGATTGGCTCAAAGTAGGCGCTGGAAATAATGATTGGTTTCGTTTTCCTTACAACCTTGAGGCGAGCTCTCAAGTGCCGGCATATGATGCAAACGGAAATGTTTCGACAGTGACAATGTACAAATCAGGCTCGCAAGTAACTGCAAATCGTTTGGCTCTTATAACCTTAAGTTATGACGCCAATCAAAATGTATCAACTGAGGTATGGCAGATTTTCAATGAAAACGATGGGACAACTGTTTTAAAAACTATTACTTTTACAAATACATATGACGCAAATGAAAATTGGATTAATACAGCGGTGACAGCGACATGAGTTTAAAAACAGTATTTCAACAAATACAAGGTTGGGCCAAACTTAAACTTGAGCAGAGCAGCGGTTTTTCGCCCGACCCGTCTGACGCAAGGGCTCAAAGCCTAGCAAATATTGCCATTGACTCAAATCAACAAATGAAAACGCGTGGTCAGGTTTTAAGCGACGAGGGCTCATTTAGAGACGACTACTCTGGCTCTGCCCTTACGACTTCAATCGGAACTATACAGTTTATAAATGGATCGCCAACGATAACGGGTACAGGATTTTTAACGTCACTTAATACTCAACTTTACGTTAAAAAAACAGCCGACAGCGAAACTCTTTATCTTAGAGTGACGTCAGTCGATAGCGATACATCGGCAACTTTAGAAAGTAATTACGCTGGTACTACTGCAAACGTTGCAGCGGTATCATCTAGATGGAAAACCGTAACAGGCTCAGGCGGCTCTTTTGCGGTGGCAAATTCTGTTTTATCCATTAACTCAGGTACAACCAACGGCGCAGCAACAAATATCCAAACCGCCGGGGACTACCTACCATATACACTTAGGTTTTATGCATCAATAAGCCAAAGAATTGCAAATCAAACCGCTTTTATGGGGTTTATGGATGCAATAACTGGCACGCAAAAACAGGCTATCGTGCAATTTACTGGCACAACTAATACAACAGTCAGCTTTATAACTTCTTCGTCATCGGCGGCGAGTGACACACAAACGACGGCGGTAACGATACCGGTCGGGGCGGTTACTAGTTCGTTTAATTTATATCAAATAGATATATCCGCAAATCAGGCGGCACTTAGTATTAATGGCATAGTTGTCGCCACACACAGCTTTCATATTCCTGGGCCATATGACAGCTTGGCAATAGTTTCTGGAATATCTAACTCTGCCGCTGTTACAACGACGGCGCTTAATATTGACCTTTGCTATTTTTCAAACTGGGACCGCCTGCAAATAGACAACGATTTTTCCGGAGAACCAATTGCTGTCATTGCAAATAACACCGATAGAGCCGCATCAGGAAATTTAACGGCGGCTGGTCAGTCGGTCGCGGTTTCAACGTCAGGAAGCTCAACTTCAATTTTTTCAATTACTGGAACATGGGTCGCAACGCTAAATTTTGAGGCGAGCGTTGACGGTGGGTCTAATTGGTTTTCTGTTTATTCAACCGCAATCAATTTCTCATTTCAACCATTATCGCTTACAACTTCGAATGGTCAGTATGTAATTGTATCTGGCGGGTTTTCTAATTTACGTGTGCGTTGCTCAGCCTATACATCCGGCACCGTCATCGTCGCTGTAAATACTGCGACAGGACAGCAAAATAGCTCGGCTCGATTGCTTGACGGCACAGGAAATGTAATTACATCGACTCAACTAGCCGCGTCAAATTTCTGGTTAAACGTAAACTCTGCTAGAAATGACGGCATTAAAACATCATATTCTTTTTCAATAACTGGACTAGTCGCAGCGGCGACGCCTACTGATATTTTGGCAATTGTTGGAAGTGCTACCAAGACCGTACGTATAACAAGGCTTGAAGTTACTGCTACTCAAACAACAGCGGCAATTAGAGATATTTTGCTTATAAAAAGATCGGCAGCAAATACAGGTGGCACGTCTACCGTTCAAACTTTAGTGCCTCATGATTCAAACAATGCGGCGGCCACATGCTCAGTCTTAGCCTATACAGCCAACCCAACCGCTTTAGGCGCGGCAGTAGGGCAGGTAAGAGCTAAGAAAATTGCCATTAATACGGCAACGGCAGCTGTTACAGTTGACCAAGCTATATGGGAGTTCGGTACTAGACCGGCTCAGGCAATTGTTTTGCGTGGCGTGGCTCAAGTTTTGTCGATCAATCTTAATGGTGTTTCGTCGACTGGTAGTCTTTTCGATATTAACGGCGAAATAACGGAGGAATAGAATGCTAGGCTCTACATTTTCGCCAATACATATATCTGAATTTGATGCATCAAAAGTCATGCTAAATATGCAATCAGTTTCAGGCACTTTACTTGCATCAACATCAAACCAAACATTCGAACTTCACTTGACCGACGATCATTTAATAACTGGCGGCGACCTAAATTATATTGACGGAAATAATGACGATAGCGTTCAATTTCAAATCATAGATATCGACAATATTTTTGGATTCGGGGCTAACTTCATTTTGCGGCAGTTTATGAATAGAAAACTACCAGAAAATTTTGTTAAAGATTACGCGCATCCAATCCCTGCCAAAATTCCAGGGGGTTTATATATTCGCTGCAATTTTTCAAATGGTGCAAACACTCCATATTTTGTTGCGGGCTTTACACTTTGGAAGGTACTTGTATGAATTCAATACAACCTGTTGAAAACGACTATTCAAGTTTTTCCATTTATAAAGAATGGAAATATAAACAAAGTACCAAGAATGAAAAATCATGGTGCCTTGTCGCTCCAAACGGCATTCAAAGGCTTAAGTTTTTTGATGACGAGCAAGCCTTAAAAAATTGGGTTGACGAGCAATGAGAAAATGGATTTTAGATTTAAGCGTACCTATAACCAAACTCATTGGTAAACTTCACGCGCCTTTTTCTGTTAAATACATAAACGGTTTTGACTATTTCAGAGTAAGAGAAAAGATTGTGCCGGGGCAGATTTTTTTATCACGCACAAGAGGCATGTTTTCTAACAATTTTATACCTGGGTTTTTTACTCATGCGGCCATTTGCATTGATTCAAATACCATTTGCGAGGCCGTTGGTGAGGGTGTAAGAGCCAATGACATTATTTCCTTTATGCTCTCAAAAGACTATCTGGTTTTACTGCGTCCGTCGTTTGCAACCCCCGAGCAAATGCAAAAGGCGGCTGACTTTGCCAGGGAAAATATTGGCAAGCCATACGACTATGAGTTTCAATCCGACCTTAAGGCTTTTTATTGCTCTGAGCTCTGTTTTGCCTCATACAAAGAGGCAATGAACGGCAATAGCCCTTTGGAGTTAAGAGAGCGCCTTGGCGACAAGACAATTGTGCCAAGTGATATTTGGGCGGCCAAAGATAAATTTTCTGTAGTTTATCAAAGCGAGGAAACCAAAAATGTTTCCAGGTGATACTCTGCCATTAAGTTTGCAAATAGAGGACGGCAACGATACAAAATTTGTTAAGGCTTTTCTTTATTACGACAATGGCACACCTTTTAGTACGGCAACAATTGCGCTAGCTCATTTAGCCAATGGCAAATATGTAAATGATTCATTAACCATGCCGCCTGGCGCTTTTAAGTGGATTGATGTTACTTACAAGGTTTTTGATGACGCTGGTTTTACAACCTTAAGCACAAAATACGGTTTTGGCACCGACGCATTTTTGCAAGAGGGTCAAAACCAATCAGGTTCGGGCCCTGGCGGTATTGATACTTTGCAAACAATATTTGGCGATGACGAGCTCATTTTAAATGACAATAATGATTCAAACGATTTGGTTATAACCGATGACACAATCGAAATTGTCTCTGCCGATGACCAATTGGTTGTCGTTCAAAATGACGATTCAAATTTTGAAACTATAGAGGATTGCTAAAATGATTAAAATTACTAAAGGCGAGAAAAAAGTTTTTCAAATAGACCTTAGACAATCAAACGGACGGCCTTTTGATTTGACCCCATACGATAGGTTTAAGGTTGAATTTCCCCTGGGCTCTGGCGCTGGGCTACTTATTAATCAAACAGCGAATGGAAATGGCTCGGTTGTTTCTGTATTAGGCAATTCAATACTTGGTATTTTGCAAGTAACAGTTGGCCCTAATGATACTAAACTTCTTACGCCAGGCGAGCGCCTTTATATTGATTTGGAAATTGATAACGGCTCAACCCCCGCTCCAAAGAGAGAGCGATTTATTGACGCATTAAATGTCATTGATAGCAACATTCCTTAAGCGCCTTTTGGCGCTTTTGGCCCTGTTATCTGCGTGTACTTTATTGG